GAAGCACATAAAACAGGTGCCCGTTTTGCTGATAGGTGTAGCCAATCGCATCGTCAATGCGCGCGTAGCCTTGAATCTCGTTTTCAATGGCATGCGTGGAGATGCGTAGGCCGTCAAAATTGGACGTTCGCATCACAATGGCATGCCCTTGCGGATCCTGCACGAGCCAGTACACCGAGCCGTCCATGACGGCAATCGAGGCTTTGGCCGCGCATCCATGCTGGATGAAAGCTCCTGGCATGCGCGAAAAGGTGAAGTCGGTATTGCCGGCGTCGTACCAGATTTCCGTGGTTTGCTGGCCGAACAGGAACACATAGCGCTTGGCGACCGCAAGAGTTACCAGCAAGTCGGAGGCGCCCGTTTTCCCAGCGAAGTCCAGTGCATTCCACGTAATCGCGAAAGGCCCTGAGCAATACCATTGATTCGTGCCAGGCCGGTTGACCACAAAAAAGCCATCAACAATATCGACACGATCCCCGCCATAAAAGGCGTCGTTAACAATCGGGGCAAACGCATTCGATACCAGGTCAATCGTGTAACCGTTGACGGAACCGTCGACCAACACAATCGTCTGGCCGTTATCCACCATCGACACGGGGCCTGCGCCGGTTGTAATGGTGCCTATTACGTTAAATCCCCAGCCCGGTGTCACCTGATACACCGTACTGGCGATGACCGCATAGAGAGCGTTATTGCTGGCCGGATACAGACAGCGATAGCCCGACACGGATGCCGTCCCCCGTAGGATCGTTCCCGGCGTCGGGTAGTGCGTCGTGGGAAACGGCGAATCTGAGGGGTTCGACTCCGGGTATAGGTTCACGCAGCGCTGCGCGTTCGCAATGAGGCTGCGGGCCTCATAGGCGCCGGAGGTGAGCGGGACCTTCATCTATCGGTCGGCGTAAATGTTATAGCGACCACGGCGCCGAAGGTTTTGCGGCATGCGTAATGTGGAAAGCTGGGTAATGGTGGTTTCGATAAGGCTTTTTGACGCCTGGGCTAATTGCCTGACCATGGGGTCTACAGGCAGCGTGTAGAGCGGAAACAACCGTAACGCCAGGTTGTAAAGAAGCGCCTCCTGGTATTCCTCCGGCATGTTGATCACATCAGTCACCGTCCCAAATTGCTGCAAGACCTCCATCGTGACGAGGTGAATTTGATACGCATCCGAGGGCACCGGCCAAATGTATAGGTTGCCCAGCGGATAGGCCGAATCGTAAAAGGCGTACTGCGGAAACGACGCCAGGCTCTTTAGCGCGATGCGGCTGTAATCCTCACGAGACTCGATGATTTCGAGCGGGTAGTCCACGGAGGACGGATTGGGAATCATCTGGCGCATGAACGCCGCTTCGATCTGCGAGGGGCGCGTCATGGTGATCGTGCCGCCCGTGCCCACGGTGTAGGAGAGCGCTCCCGTCGCCTGAAAGACTGTCTCCACCAAGTGATAGACCATCAACCGTTGACGCTGCCACTGGGCCATCATCATCTTCATGAGCGTGAAGCTGTCGTTGATGTCTTCGGCCGATGCCGGCTGCCCCACCCCTAGGACGCCGGCCTGCTTTAACGCAAGCGTGATGAGATCGCTGGGTGTCATCGCTTACACCGACATGGGGGTGATATAAACAAGACTTGGACCCGCCGCAGAACCTATGGCGGCCACGGAAAACGAAGCGCCCGGCATCGGCAATGTCAAGGGCTGTGTCATTCCTGGCGGCAAAATAATCGTTGCCGTGGGAGAGCCATCGGTAGGGAACGCTGGAACGGCTGCGGCCATTCCTTTGGGCGCCAACGTGATCGCGACTGTGGTCGCACCCGTGTTTAAGAAGGCCGCAAATCCCGGCTGGCTTTCATCGTTGGCCACCACTGCAACCGAGGCGTGGGCAGCCGCGGTCACAGAAAGCGCGACGGTGCGGCCATTGGCACGCAATAAGTTAATGGGAAGCATGAGCCACCTCCTGGCGTAAACGCTTCACACCCCAGCGCTTGTCGATTTCAATGCCTAATTCTTGAGCTTTGGCAATCAGCGCATCGAGCTCGCTTTGTACGGATGGCTGGGCTCGGGCTGGTGTATCGTTCGCGGTCGGTTTGGCATCGAACCAGCCATCGCCGAGCGCGGCTTCTTCGTCCGCACTGTTGACCACGCACGATCCGGTCAGGGAGTACTTCCACTTTGGGTATTCTTGATGCACGTAGGCCCGTGCGGCCGGCACATAGGGAGCTAAATAGTCCTGATTCTCGACCAGGCTATTGGAGACAGCGCTTTGCATAATAGAGACGTCCTAAAGCAAACGAGAGCGGTCTACCGCCCCGCCCTCGTTTTGGTTACGCGTTAAATGGAATCGGCGACACGCACACCCCATTCCGGGCGCAACCACTTGTAGCCGTAGAGCACGTCCATGCGGGTGATGAACTGGTCGGTCGCCACGTTGTAGGCCGTCACGATACGCAGGCTGGTGTTGTCGTACGTTTCGCGATACGCCTCATGCACGCCCTTGGGCAATTCCAGATCAGCGGTCACCATCGTCACGGCTTCAGGCACATAGGCCAGATTCATTCGATAGCCTGCGCTGGCACTGGTGAGAAACGCCAACGTTGCGCCATTAGCAGGAGACGCTGACACCGTCTGGTACTGCACGGGAGTGCCTGCGCTCGGAGGTGTCAACGGCGGGTAGATCGAGAGCGCCGTGGCACCTGCAGCCGCATTCTGAGTGACCACGAACTGCGCCAAATCCGCATACGGCTGTTTGGTTACCCGGTTGACCGCATACACCCCGGGAAGGGTGAAGACATCCCCGGCATTCACCGGACCGGCCAAGGCGGAAATGGCTAACGTGGAGCCTGTTTGGTTCGCACCCGCAACAGTTGGCGGCGCACCATAAGCGCCGGTTGTGTGTTGCAAGGTCGTCTGATCCATCATCCAGTCAAAGCCCAGTGCGGACTTCATTTGACCGGTAATGTATTGCTCACCGATGGCCGAGGCGGGATTAAAGAGACCCGTCAGAGACCCGATCATGCGTGCTTGCGTACGCGGATCGAGCACGATCTTGCGATTTCCCGGCGCCGAACGTTGATCCAGAATGGCACCGGCACTCAAGAACGTATTGAGGTCGGCATTCAAGAGGTTGTTCGAGCCGTCAAACTTGCCAATCAGGTTCGACACGGGCACTTGGGTATCCGGATACAACGTGCCAGCGGGAACCAGCCCATCCGCACCGCCCATAATGTCTGCTGCGATTTGCCCTGCAATGTTGTTGATCGCCGGTTTGATAATGCGCGCCGAATAATCATCCAAACTCAATTCGCGCTCGGCGGAACTGAATTGGATGTCCACCCCGACCTGGTTCGCCATCACCAGAGAGGTTTTTTGCTCATTCGTGCCTTGAACCGAGGCGGCCGCCCCGCGGCGAACCGTGAAATCATTGGGCAGTCGCACGCGCAACGCGGCACCGATTTTGGCGCCCGACCGAGCAAAGTCCGCATCGTACTGGCGGTCAATGCTTTTCAAGAACGCATTGGAGTTTTTGAACAAGCGCAACGCTTCGCGCGTCACCATGTCAATCGTAAGAATCGTGTTTCCAGCCATTTAAATCACCTTTGAACAGGTGCCTCTCGATTTCGTCGCGCCATGAAGTCATCCAGAGATGCTTTCGACAGATCGACGTCCGCGCGCCCGTTGCCATCGATAGGCTTGATGGGTGCAGGGGTTCGGGAGACGGGTTTGGTTTGAGGGCGAGACAGTTGGCCGCTTAAATCGGCCATGCGAATCGCCAGCTGTACAGGTGCAAGGGCAAGCAGTTCGGCAGCGAGATCAGGATTCTCCCCAAGGTGATGGAGGACTTTGTGGCCGCCATCGACGGCGGTTAAGGCCTCATAAAAATGCTTGGGTATTTCGCCCACCATGGCCACTTGCTTGATGACATCGTCAAAATCGGTGAACTCGTGAGTGCCGGCCTCGTACAGAGCGGTGCACGCATCATCGAAATTCTTTTGACTCAGCCATTGCGCATGGAGCGCGTTCACATCGACATGCGCGGGATCCGTGCGTGCCGATGAAGTGGTGGGTAAAGTTGGGTCCTGAGGGGTTTGCCTAAGCGCTTCCAACTCGCGTTGAAGACGCTCGCGTTCAGCGCTTTCACGCCTACTGGCTTCTTGTGCTTCCTTGCGCTCCCGCGTAAGTTCGTTGATCCGTACCTGATACCAAGGGCTACGCTTTTTATCGCCCGGGATCTGTTCGGCATGCTGCTGACTGGGATCAAGTTGCTCCGTGGTGGAGGTCTGCTCAGCGCCAGTTTCTGAGGCGTTTTGGGTACCTGGCTGAATCTCCTGTTCGGTCACAACCTGGGTGGATTGTTCCCCCGACGGGATGGCGGTTTGTACTTCTGTGTTAACGTTTTCCATGAGGATTCTCAAGAAGATGGACACGGTGAAACCGCACCGCTACGGCCAAACAAAAAGGCCCGCGCCTCTTTCGAGAAACGGGCCGTAAAACTAGAAATGAATGCTTTGGGTTAGGCGGCAGCCTGGGGTGGCGCCGAAGTGTTAGACAATAAAAAACCGCTAGGAGGCGGTGTGGTATTTGGCATGGGCGTAGGGGGCGCCATGGATGTCGGGTCGGCTATCTGGGGCGCGCCTTGCGTTTGCTGCATTTGCGTCACGGCCAGTGCCACATCATGGGCGAACCGAGATTGATCTGTAGCGGCCTTGTGAATAAGCTCTATGCGGTCGGTTTCAGCGCGGTAGACATCAGCGCCGGCGCGTAACTGGGTCGCATCGGTCGTGTTTTTGAGCTTCGTCAGTTCGTTCGACATCATCTGCAGGGCTTGCTGAAGCTGATCGATATGTTGTTGCGCCTGCTGCATTTCAGGCGTGGGGCCGTCCCCCTTCAGCGCTTGCGGGATGGCGCGGTTTAGGCGCTCGGCAATGTCTTGCGCCATCGGGAAGTCGGCGGCTTTGAAGAGCAGGTCGCCCGCCTTCTCCATCAATTCGCCGTTTTGCGCCATGATCTGCGACATCGCCGCAAAGGCTTCTTGGCGCCGGGTGGCGTAGGCAGGCCCCACGTCGATGATGACGCCATACTTCCCCACGGCCGGGTTAAGAATCTGCTTGACCTCGTTGGCCATACCCACTTTTTGCTTGACCAACGCTTGTTGGGAATCCGGGTCGATGTGGATGAAATCCTCAATGCCATCCTCGCCCAATACCCGGATGAGGCGCGGTGTGTCATACACATGCGGGAACAAATCCACCACAATGCGGCCCACGAAACGCACGGCGGCCGCCTGGTGATCGATGAAATGATAGGTCGCGTTGTCCCCTTGGCGCTGGCGGGCATTGATCGCAACCCCCGACGTTTCATTGCTGGGTTGCCCCATGACGGCCTGATATTGGCCCGACACCATCATCATTTCGCTCGCCGCGATCTTCATCCCTTCAATATAGGCTTGCGCCATCACAGGGGGCTGCTCGCGTTGCGGGCGCGTAATGGGTTTACCTGTATCATCGATATCGTTGTACGGCAGGTACGGGTAATTCTCGGTGTTCGCGCCATCCCAGTATTTTTCGTAGCCTTTAATGGCGCGCTTGCCAGCCACATACGGAATTTTTGTTTGCAAGGCGACGTGTTCGGTCGCGGAACTCGTCCAGAAGTTGTACATGCGCTGCGGATCCTTGAGCGTGCGCACGTGGCCTTTTCGCTCGAGCTTCCCGTCAATCACCACTTCTTCACCCACGCATCGAACAATGGGTATGTACTGACCGGGCCAGATAGAACGTTCTTTGATCTTCTCGCCCGCGATCATGAACCACTCGACTGTTTTCTTCTCTACCTCGCGCAGTTTGACGTTCGGGTCTTGGGTGATGGCGTCCCAGACCTCCGGATCCACGTCACTTTCTTTAATGACATTGCTCTTGGCGTTCGGGATGGTTTGCAACAATTCATCATCGAGCGCCGCGATTTTTTCTTTGGTGATTTTGATGCGGAAATACTCGAGTACACGGATGCGATCTTTGCCTAGCCAGACACTCCCCTCGCTCAAGGCGGGGAACTGCGCCTCATCGGCGGCTTTTTTACCGTACTTGGCGGTAAATTCAGATTTGCTATAGTCGGTAAAGACAAAGCCGAACTTCGCGTCTGACCCGTCCACCTCTTTAATATCAGGGTCCAAATAGACGGTGAGCGGATCCTTGATGCGATTGATGAATATTTCTTGGTCGAACGAATCATCATTCACATAATCGGTGGTGACCCGCAGGTAGCCGATGCCGCCAAACACGGCAAATTCCTGCATGGTGTTGTAGGCACTTTGCGCATTGGACTGGTATTCCACGTGGCGAACCAAGCCGTCCATAAGTTTGGCGGCCTCCACGGTCGCGCCCGAATTGACAGGTCGAACCTTGATCTGCGGCGCGTGCTGGCGACTATCATTAATGATCTGGAAGCAATGAATTTTGGTTTTGTTGACCGTGAGGCATGGCTTATCGTCGCCGTCGCGCTCATTGCGAATCGTATCGGGCCACTGATAATTATTGTCCGAGTCCCCGTTGGCAAACTTCAAGTCTTCCACGAAGAGCTTGCGAAAATCCGCCTCCCATTCCTCGCAGCGATGG